TAACCGTACCCCCCCCTGATCAGAATTTTTATGTAACGCCTTTGAGTTGCCAAGCTGTTCGGGGGGCGGACATCTGTTTTAGGCTGGAGTTGCTGTGGCAGGCGTCGCAAACCCGGGGGCCCCACCTTTGTCAGCCCTCCTTACGCACATGACCCCTCCCTACCGGGGGGGCCCCACATGTGCTACAGGGGGTCCCGACAAAGGACCCCTGGGATTTGCTTATTCGTGGCGAGAGAAAAAGAGCTTTGTAAATGTAATTAAAATGATATTTTAAATTACATATCTTTCCATTTAACTTGGTAATCAAAACCTATGCCAACAAGATCGCTATTTGCAAACACTGTGGATGTATCATCATTAGCAATCACAGGGAGAAACATTACCCACACTTGTCTACTTGTAAGTACACCAGCGTCGTTCCATTGGACTAACTTCGGCATGTATTTAGCTAGGTTAATTTTAAACTTCCTACTAGCTTTATAGTCGTTGTTACTCCAATTGGCTACCGTTGAAGTAGAAATCTTAAAGATTTTCTTTTTGTGCAAGGTAAACCGATCTCCATTAACTCGCAGCAATTGATCCGTAATGGTTAAATTTGCTCCTGTTGTTGCATTACCAGCTTCATAGAAATATGGCTGTGTAATTCCAGCAATTGAGTTTTGAATATTGAGAGACAATTGCGATGTAGGGTTTAACTTGTCAGAAAACACATACATGCATAAGTCGATCGGAAGGCTTGGACCTCCTAGGTTTGTTGCCCTTGCCCAGACTATAAAACTGAAAAAGAAATTAACCAAACTGACCTTGTTTCCTATACGATCTCCTTGGCCAGTTCCTTGAGAAATGGTAGCTAAAATGTCGGAAGTAGCAAAAATGTTTCTTGTGTTAAAGGCAGCAGCCGTAGGTCCCCATAATAGATAACGCTCAGCAGTTATCTTCTGCTCCTTTGTCTCAGCCTGACGACGGATTTGAGTAGCAATCTGTCTGCGTAGGGACTTACGACTAATTGCTCTTTTAACGCGATTGTTTCGCAAAGGTTTTCTAGCTTTAGAACTTTTTCTTCTCATTTTAAAAATCGAAGTAATTAAATTATGAATTATCTACTTGCATAAAATCTACGCCTAGGTCGCCTAAGACATGCGTTACGTTGAAACGTCGCATAATGGCTTCCAAGTCTGGTTCGCGGTCGAAGATATCTCTAGGGTGGTAGTTAGATGTTATGATAATCGTCTTTGGACGAATATCAATCTTTCCACCCTTTACCTCTGCAGGAAACGCGTATCTATCTGCCCAGATTTTAAGATGGTGGACAAGACACTTATGATCTGGATCGAAGTCTTCGATAATCACTACTTCTTGTCCAGTATATCCATCCCACCACTTATTGCACATCTTCAGATATGCATCTGGATTTGCATCCCTAGCAGGTTTACTCTTGCCGCAACCAGCCTTTCCCCATCTCCACTGATGTGTTAATGTATCCAAGGTTGCTAAATTGCGGTCTTGTTGCTGTTCTTTGAGTACTCTGTACTCAGCTGCTTTGATAAAGTGGGTTGCGGCATTTGGGATTCCTTTGTAATCCCCATTGCGTATACACTCAATGGTATGACCCATAAGCTCATCCATTGCAGCAGCACCAGCAGAGCCGCAGTCGTCAACCGGCAAAGTACCCCATTCGAAAAAGTCCCCATCTTTCTTACAGTAATCTGCGGCTTGTTGATGGGTACCTCTCTTCGTTTCGAAGTGAGCCGACGGGAAAAATCCCTTAAGTTGATTAAGGGATTTGAGTTGAGTGAAGCAGATATAGCCCTGAAGATGCGGAGTACCCGACTCCCCAATCTCCTTACCCACGCAAATATATTTACAGTCCTTGACTTCCCAGGGCATCGCCCAACATTGATGCTCGTCCTCATCGTCGTAATTATTGACAGTAAACACATAGTTGCGCGATCTAGCCATTTTAAATAATTTAATTGTGATTTGAGAACGATGTGAAGTTTTAGGAAACCACACATTTTGCCCAGCTGGGCAAAGTTTAACTTCACATCTTAAATTTTCTGATCTTGTCAGGGGGGGTAGGGTAATCCTA